AATTAAATTCAGCTGCTGTAAATACGTTACTTGTTGAAGTATCTAATACTTCGTAGCCACTATACCATTTTGTAGTGCTATTTGCTGCATATTCTAATTCTTGCACAATAGTTCTACCACCAGCTACGATCTTATTGCCTTTTTCGTTAATTGCACGAAGTAAAGCATTGTTGTTTGTTATGTTATCTGCCATTGTCCTGCTGTAATTAGCAAGAGTGGTAGTAACAATTTCCGTAAATGTACTATTTGGAGATGCCATTATCTGCTCCCTAATTAATTGTTATACCCTGCACATTACCTTCCAAATCCTGCTCCCTCAATACTTGTCATTAACAAGCTATCCAAATCAGTAGTTTTTACAGAACCTTTTGGCGGATTAGCTGAACTAGAAGGTTTTACTTTTCTAGCTTTATCTACTGCCGCTTTTCGTTTGCTATCTTCTTGTCTTTTAACTGATAAACGAGATGCTTTTATCGCTTCTTCGTATAGATCATCATCTAATCTAACGGCTTTCGTATAAGCGTCATCAAGTCCTTTTGCTTCTCCAGCATCTATTAAATTCCCCATTTTAACTCTTACTTTATCAAAATGTGGGTGTGTTAATTTGCCGTCAGCACCAGTTTTTGCAGAAAATTGCTCTACTGTTTGTTCTGTTTGGGCTACTGTTGATTGCATATTTTGTTGTTTAAATTGATTGAGTTCCGACATAATATGTTGGTTTTGTTGCAATAATTGGGCGTATTGTGGGTCTGGATCATTCCAAGACTCACTTTCTTCGTTCATGGTAGACAAATCAATTCCGTAACCTTGTGCAAGTTGTCGAAGTGCCATTTTTGGATTAGTTCTCAAGGCATTGTCTGCGTTCAATAAACGAGATATATATTCTGGTTCACTTATCCCTGTTGCATGAATTGTTTGACGTGCTGGTTGTAGAACTTTATCTAATGCTTCAATATTTTTGCGTTGTTCCGCTAAATCTTGTGTCTTTTTGGTGTAATCAGATGTCATTTCTTTATCACGTTTAATCATAAATTCTTGTGATTCCTGTGGTAAAGTATCAAACACCTTTTTTACATCATCTGACCAATTTTTAGGAGCTGCTAATTTGGATTCCGTAGAATTTTCAGCGGCTTCTATATTGTCAGGATTTTCTTCTGAACTGTCTGTTTCTGATTGATCGTCATCATGTTCAGCAGCTAACTGATCCAAGTTTTCAGAGTCATCAACATCTTTTTCAGGAGAAGTATTTTTTTCTGCTGGTACTGTTAAAGAGTCTTTAGAAGATTGTTCAGTATTTTCTACTGGAGCTTCTTCTGGTTCTTTAATTGCGTCTAAACTACTGCCTATTGAACTTTCTAAAACAGCATCAAGACTCATTGGAGCTTCTGCTGATTCCTGTACTTCAGGAGTGCTTACTTCTTCCATGTTATAGTTCCTTTCAAGAACTTATTGTTGCCAATTAGTAGGTTTAGCACTATTTGTGCGTTCTCCACCTGACCAATCGTTACCAATTTGGCGAATACCATGTCGCCTTTCATGATTTCTTAACCCAGATCGACTACCTATTACGGATTTATCTACTGGACTAACAAATTCTTCTATATCAGACATTACTTGTAAAGATTTGCTACGTCTACGACTATTTTTCAATGCGTAATCTTCGCCACCTGTCCAATCAATAGTATCAAAATTCTTTAAATAGCTCATTCCATTACCTTTTCTGCTAGTTTTATGTCTGAATTTAATAATGCTAGATCTTCTTTTAAATCGTTTCTTTCTCTTGAAAGTTCTGCTTGTGATTGTATTTTAGTCATTTCTGCACCTGTTTTAGCTTGTATATCTGCTAATTTGCCTTCTTGCTTCATTTTCTCACGCATTAGCTCACCTTGTATTTTAGCCTGTGTTACCTTTTCATTTTCACTAGGTTGTGGTGGTGCTTGCATTTGTTGTTGCATTTGTTGCATTATGCTTTGTTCTGTTTGGTCAATTACTTCTTCAAAATCTCTACCTACTTTCCATGCACCAACTAAAAACCTTAAAGATTGGAAAGCAATAGGTGTTAATAATGGATTAGCATTAGATATAGCAACAGCTTTTTCTAAAAATGAACCCATAGTTTGTAAAAACTCTATTCTTGTTTGTTTTTCTGCGTTTTCATCAGAAAATACTGTAGAATCTGTTTCAACATCTATGTTATACGCCCTTAATTTATCATCACGCATAATTTGCACCATTTCAGGTGTTACTTCTATACCAGTAATTGCTTGTAGTATCTCTGGTTCGTAGTGTTCTGCTACTATTTCTGCTTTAATTCTAAATAAATCCCTGATATAGCGTTCTATTTCTTCTTGTCTTTTACGCATACGCATACTGCCAAATTGTGCTTTTAATTGTTGTGCAGTAGCAGTTTCACTTGCTTTAGTGTTTCCTCGTAATAAGTCTGATATGCCAGTAACCTCGTATATTATTTCTAATATTTGTGTTCTTTGCGTGTATAGTCCTTGTAATACCATGCTTATTGGAGAGATATCTTCTTGTTGGAATACACCAGCTAGACCACCTTTTTGTGCTAATAATGAGAAATTTTCAGATGGTATAAAGTCATTATCGCCAGCATTCGCTAAATGCGATAACTCTGGTACAGAAGCATCATATACGCCACGTCTTTTTAATCCTTCTATCAAATTACTAATTCTGCTTGTAATTCTATCGAGTTCTTCTGCTTGGTCTTGATACAAGGTAAATTCAGGAATAGGAACACTTGTGTCATTCGTTTTTACAGCTATCATTGGAGTAGGAGTAGGATAAAAATCTTTTAATTCATAAGGATCATCACACTCTCTTATTACTTTATCATACCCTTTAGCTATGTAATATCTTTTATATTTTACTCTATCCCAAATTTCCCAGATTTCTGCCCTTCTAAATACTTCTTCGGCTTCATAGTCTTTTTCTTCAGAATCAGGCGACCAATTTAATGGAATATCACTAACATTAGAAAAACCTTTGTCTTTTAATTCATCTCTTGTCCATAAATGCCTTCTTGCTTTCCAACTAACATCTTCTGGTCTTTTTGATGGGTTCTCTCTGTAATCTTCCCAATGGACATACTCAAAGTAACATTTTTGTTCAGCAACTCTTTCTTCTTCTACTTCTATGATAATAGTTTCACCAAATTCGTTGATTTGCTCCATTTCTACAGTTTCTTTAACAAATACTGGATCATATACCACCCATACAACACCACGTCCTGGCAATAAATAATCTTCTAATGCTGCTTCTATGGGTTTATTAGCGTTATACACATCATTAGCATAATCAAGAGTTCTTTCTAAAACTCTCGCTATATCTTTCGTTACTGGGTTATTATCAGGAAAACGCCTTCTAACGTCTGGTTTTGCCATTTTAGCAAACAATGCACCCTTTAAGGTTTCTGTATTTGCCCATAATATATTGAATTTCTTTTCTGCACCTATGCCATATGTGTCTACATTGCGTTCATCTCTGTAACGCTCTATTACTTTTCTTGCTCTCCTACGCCATTCTTCTTCTGTTTTATCAGCGTTCTCTAGTTCTATGTGCCAGTATTGCGCTGTGCCTTGTTTTAATTCTAGTGCTGATCTAGTATCTTCGCTTGCCATATACTTTTTTCCTAGTTAACTTATTTTTTTCTTTTTTTAATTTTTTAATTGACATTTCATAAAAAGTGTAATCCATTTTTTTAAAATTACCATCATATTTTTCTAGTTTAGCCATTAAATTCTAGGTTGTTTTCTATTTTTTTCTGATTTTAAATGCAAATCTATAAGTTCGTCAAGTGTTGGTTGCTTAAATAATTCTTCTAGTGGGTCTTTTTCTTTTGGTTTTGGTTTTATATTTTTATATGCCATAGCTAAATATCTGAAGCTATCGCTTGCATGTGATGCCCAATTATGCAAAGGATTTCTTTTAAAAACTCTTTTAATATCGTCCCATTCTCTTTGGTAATTTCTTAAAGCATTGAGTCCATTCTCACATTTTTCTTCATCAAAATAACAATGTTCTAATAATAATCGTGCTGCATTGATGCCATCATCTACTTTATGCATAGGAACTATTCTTGGTTTTCTGCCCATATTAATTAATGTTTCCGCTCTTGTTCTTCCAGTACCTAATTCTCTAACCTTTGCATCATGGGGTAAATAATCATCTCCCCAGTAGGTATACGGCAATTCTTCCATCATCTTAACATAATGGTCTAAGCCTACTCCACCACTTTCATAGTAGTTTATAATACGGATTTCTCCCATAGTAACTTGAAAAAACCATAACGCACAACTATCGGATATTCCTAAATCCCATGCCACATGCACAGGCAAAGTTTCATCATAGTCTACTTTAGTTATTCTACCATCTTGTTCCGCATCTATAATCATATTACCATAGTATGCGCCTTTGATAGCCGCAGCCCAAGAACATTCAAACTCCTGCATATATTCATCTTCGCCCATTTGTTTCTTAGCAGCTTCTAATTCTTTTTGGTCTACAACTTTAGTTTCCGAAGCTCGATAGATTACTCTATGCCAATCAGGGTCATGTTTTGCATCTTCATACAATCTCCAGAATTGATTCCTACCTTTTGGTGTACCAATAAATATCGCCCACCCTTTCCTATCCACTAATGCAGGTCTAACAATTTCTCCCCACATTCTTGGGCTCATATCCGCATATTCATCAAGAACAACACCATCAAGATAAATCCCACGCAAGGCATCTGGATCATCTCCAGCTCCATACAATCGTATACGACTACCATTTAATAAATCAACTCTCAACTCGGATTGATTAATTTTAGTACCTGGAATATCTCTGGTATAATATAATAAATAATCCCATGCAACAGCTTTCGCTTGACGGTAATAAGGTGCGATATATGCATACCTTCCATCACTCCGTTCTGTTTTTAACTCTAATGCCCTACGTAATAACTCGGTAACTGCATACACAGACTTTCCCCAACGCCTATGACTCACACAGATTTTAAACCTTTTATTGTTCTGGTGTAAGCTCGCCTGTAAAGGTCTAGGCGTATACGGAATCGTTACATGCATTACTCAATCCACGATACTGGAGCACCTACTGGGATATTCGCACAATAGTTACTATCTCCTTGTCCTGCCTGTATAGCAAATGGAGTATTATTGTTGGTTGTCTGCCCTACTGGACAAGTACAACTTGC